GCTCGTGCCCGGCCACGTTCACATGTTCCGGTACCGGGCCACCGTCGCCGTCATCAACGCGGGCTTCACGCTGCTCGCCGCGATCCCGAACTTCAAGTACCAGCTCCTCGAGTGCGCGGCCATCGCATACGGCGGCGCGGTCAGCGGCTTGACGGCTCTGCAGGTCAGCGGCACGCAGGCTGGCTCGGCTGCCGTTCTGTTCTCGTACGCCCAGGCCTCTCTCGCGCAGAGCACCGTGCTGAAGACGAGCGTGGCCGGCACGACGATCCTCGCGGACGGCGCGTCCTTCGCGCCCTGCGACGCGGGTGCTGCCGTTACCGTCGCCAAGACGGGCGGTTCCGCCGCGACTGCCACGGGCGTCGACATCATCGTCTCCTACACGATCGTCTCGGCGTAGGACGTAGGAAAGGAACGAGAACACTGATGGAACCCACCTCTCTGCCGACCATGCTGGTGAAGTACGCGGATGGCCGACTCGTTCGGATCAACACCCGCGACTTCGATCCCGGCCTTCACTTCGACCCCACCGAGGCTGCGCCCGCCGAAGTCGCGCCCGCCGACGAGCCCGTTCCGGCCGACGTGGACGCGCCCGCTGACGAGCCTGCCGAGGAGGACGCCCCCGCAAAGCGCCGCGGACGGAGGTAGTCGATGAGCCTCTACAACACCCGCACGCTCCTGTCGCACTCGCCGACCACCGCAGCGACGGTGGTCGGCGATCCTCACTTCATCAGCGCCAGCGAAGAAGGCAAGTCGATCATTTCGGCTCAAGCCTCTTTCGTCTTCGGCTCGGGTGGGACGGCATGCAAGGCATACGTGCAGACATCCATCGATGGCGGACTCACGTGGTTCGACATCATGTGCTTTGCGTTCGCCACGACAACCGCCAAGAAGGTCAGCGCTGTGAAGATGTGGTCTGTGCTGGCGGCCGCGTACGTTCCGACCGATGGCACGCTCACCGATGACACGATCAAGGACGGCGTCCTCGGTGATCGTATTCGTTGCAAGTGCATCTCCACCGGGACGTACGCAGGCTCGACTACCGTCAACGTTTTCGCGGTGGTGCAGTAGGCAAGCATGCCGACTCCGACTCTCGTTGCGACACCGGGCGCCGTGAACGCGAACAGCTACTGCACTGTTGCTGAGGCTGACACGTATCACGACGCCCGGTTGTTCTCTACTGATTGGTCGGGCGCACTCGTCAGCGTCAAGACTGTCGCGCTCATCATGGCGACACGCGTCCTTGACTACACCTACACATGGGCGTCGTGGCCCACATCACCACAGACGCAGTCGCTGCAGTGGCCTCGCACGGGGCTGTTGGCGCGCAACGGACTCAAGTTCGTAGACAGCGCGACGATCCCTGATGAGATCAAGAACGCGACAGCCGAACTTGCGCGTCAGCTGATCATCGCTGATCGCACTCTCGATTCTGACATCGAGACACAGGGCATCTCGTCTCTGAGTGCTGGGCCTGTGAGCCTTTCATTCAAGGACGGCGTGTACGCGAAGGTGATTCCCGACGCTGTGTTCAACATGATCCCGTCTTGGTGGGGTCTGGCACAGGGTCGCCAGTCTGGCACACGTGACTTAGTGAGGGCATGATGCTCGAAAACTTGAAGCACAGCAAGGACCACGTGACTGCGGTGAAGAAGGAGAATTCCTTCGGTCCTTCGACGAAGAAGGTCGAGAGCATGCACGGCAAGGCGGACAAGTCGAACGCCGACGCGAAGAGCACCGCTGACACGCACGCGGGCGGCTGCAAGTAAGTGGCACTCAACGACATCGTTCGGTCCGCGGTTGCGATCGCAGAGAAGGTCACGAGCAGCCTGCTCGCACCCGTCTCTGTTGCCGCGTGGATCGGCGATGACGCGTATGACGTGCCGCAGTTCGCACAGCCAGTCGTGCACCAAGCGATCGTCGAGCAGAAAGCCGCGGCAGTACGAACGCTCACGGGCGAGCAAGTCATGACACGGGTGCAGGTCACGTTCCTGCATCCTATCGTGCCCAACGGTGCACTCGACCGAGTCGAACCGATTGATCCACGTGACCGCATCGTCTTGCCCGACGGGACCACTGGTGCCATCATCCTCACTGAAGGTATGGTGAATCCGACTACGGGCGGGCCGTACTTGCTGCAGGTCTCGATCTCATGAGTGATGAAGCGTGGGTCAAAGGCATCAGAGACCTACAGGACATGCTCAACAAGTTAGGCCAGGCCTCGCTCAAAGAAGGTGCAGCGGCGCTGTACCAAGAAGCACTCATCGAACAGAAAGAGTCGATGAGACGCACGCCTGTGGACACCGGCGCGTTGCGTGCGTCTCACATGACTGAGCGGCCTGTGATCGTCGAGCGTGAGGCAACAGTACGCATCGTAGTCGGCGGGCCAGCGGGCGAGAAGTTCCTGTCCTTCGCTAAGAAGGGCGGTGCCGTAAACAACCCGCAAGGGTACGCCTTCTACGTGCATGAGAACCTTGACGCAGATCACAAGGTGGGCCAGGCTAAGTACCTCGAGTCCACAGTCAAGGAATCAGCGCCCTTCCTGCCGGGTCGCATCGCAAAGCGAATGCAGATGCGCAACATCGTCAACGCGCTGCGAAAGAAGAAGTGATGGCCTTCCTCGATGAGATCGCTACGTACCTCTCGAGTGTCACAGGCCTCACGGCCGTGACGATGAAGAAAGGCTCGCTGCCTGCGTCGCCCGACGTTGCGATGTCAGTGAACGAGTACGCAGCAGGCGCGGCTGACCACGGCTTCGGGACACCGGGCATCAAGTACGATCACCCAGGCCTACAGGTCGTGTGCCGTGGTGTTGCGAACGACTACGTTGGTCCGCGTGCGATGCTTGATCTCGCATGTGACGCATTAGCGAAGGTACAAGCGATGACGTTGTCTGGCACGCTCTACACGATGGTGACTCCCGCAGGCATACCAGCGCCACTCATGCGCGATGAGAACCAGCGCGTCGTGTTCGTATGTAACTTCACTGTGGAAAGACAGCGCGCATGATCCTTGACGACAAAGGCAACGTGGTGAAGCCTGTGGATAAGCGGGTCTGTCCACAGTGTGGTTCACGCCCAAAGGATCACGAGACCTACCAGTTGTTCGGAGGCGTGTGGAAGCGGCTCTGCAAGCTTTGCGCGTACGAACTCGCGACTGGGACTGGTGATGCGCCTGCAAGCTTTGAGGAGGACTCATGAGCGGACGGTACAAGGTGCTTCGCACTGGCATCTCACTGAAGCAAGACGACGGCTCGTTCGTCAGCCCAGTTCCAGGCGACGTCATCGTTCTCAACGAGTTGGCCGCAGAGCACATGCTCTCTGAGGAACCGCCCTACGTGGAACTCGAGACGACGAAGAGAAAGAAGGAGATGAAGGAGGTGACGAATGCCTAAGTACGGTCCGGCTTCCGCATTCTTCATCGTCGGCGGGCGAGTGCTCTCCACTGAGGTGTGGAACCTCGAGGCTAGTCTCGAGGGTGTCCTCGAGGAGGTTCACGGCCTCAGCGAATCGATGGAACGCTATTCGCCCGTGGGTCTTGGCAAGGCTACCCTGAACGCCAAGGGTGGGCTCTACGACGACAAGACGCTCGGGCTCTGGGAGGCGCTCCTGACGAACACGGGCACGAGTCAACTCGCGTGCTTCGGATTCGGTGGGGTGACCGCAGGCCAGCAGTGCACCGTGGCTGCAGGAAACTACGGCGCGAAGGTCAATCGCGTCGCATCGCGAGACGCGCTGACGAAGATGAACGCTGAGTACACATGCTCAGGCGCGATCACCGAGGGCCAGGTCGTCAGCGACTTCACGTCGCGTGGCACTGCCAGCAACACCCAGGCTGGACCTGCGGATCACCACTCACAGGAGAACGCGCCGCAGATCGGCATCACGAATGCGACTGTCGCGTCACCGTCCGTCATCACGTCACCGAACCACGGCCTCGTTTCGACAGACGTGATCTGGATCACGGGCTCCACAACGACACCGACGCTCGATGGTGAACGCACTGTGACTGTGAGCGACGCGAACACGTTCACGTGCGGCGTGAACGTCTCGTCGGCTGGCGGTGCGCAGACGGCCTTCTTCCAGAAGATGAACTCCGCGGGCGGGTACTTCGACGTGCACGTTCCCGCACTCGTTCTCGGCGGCTACACGAACATCTCGATCCAGCCGATGCACAGCGCTGACAACAGCACGTGGGTCAGCGTCGGCAGCGCGATGACGTTCACTGCTGCAGGCCAGTCGCAGCGTCAGACGATCGCGGCAGGCACGAACATCCGGAGGTACGTCGCGATGGCGTGGGCGTGGACGGGTGCTGGTTCGGGCATGTCGGCGCAGGTGTTCTGTGCCGTCTCTCGATGATCGACTGCAACAAGCACGTGAGGCGATACGAGTAGTGGAACGACTTGCATATCGGCTGGTGAGTGAGGCAGAGACGCCCGCTGATGTCGCTGCCGCACAGCTGATCATGCGACTCACTGTCGGCTTAAGACGTAAACTGGACTCTTGGAGGACATGACATGGCTCTCTCGCCCCCGTCTGGAATCAAGGTGGAGTACGACAACTCTGGCGGCTCGCCGGTCGACATCACGCAGTACGTGCTGACGATCAACGACGTCTCCGTGGAGTCGATCCTCGAGGAAGTGCACCCGCTCGGCAGCACCGGCAACTGGGAAGCGTCGATGCCCGTGGGCGTCGGCAAGGTCGGGCCCGTCGAACTCGGTGGGTTGTACGACGACACCGTCACGACAGGCCCTGACGCTCTCTTTGCCAGCCGTGTGCCCGAGGTCCCTGGCACGGCCATCACGCGCACGCTGAAGATCACGTGGCGCTCGGGCAAGTACACGAACTTCGAAACGTACCTCATCAGCTACGACCGCGCGGCGGATCGGAACCAGCTGACGAAGTACAAGGTCAAGCTGCAGCCCACGGGAGCCGTCACCGAGGCGTAAGACGTATCACTCGATGGTGGGGCCTCGCCCGCATCTCGCGGGCCGCCCCCACCGTCCAAGGAGCCTGAGATGTTTGCATCTGCTACGAAGAAGACGATCACTGTCGATGACATCGCAGTGGTGATCCAGAAGCTGTCTGCTCGTTCGCTCGATAAGGCGAATGAAGCGAGGCAGATCGCAGTGGGCGCAGTCACGAAGCAACTCGGCGCAGAGTTCCTTCGTTCGATCCGCGAGGACCGCAAGGAGCAGAAGGACGACGCTCCCGTGGAGAAGACTCCGGAGCAGAAGCGCAAAGAGCGCTACGCTTCGTACGACCGCGAGACTGTTCTCCAGATGGGCGTCGTGGAGTGGGACAACCCGACGCCGCTACGTGAGGGTCTTGCAGACCTCGACGAGAACGCCGCGACCACTCTCTACGAGGCGATCCTCGAACTCTCGCTCCCGTCTGAGGAGCTCGTGGGAAAAGACTCAAAGCCTTCCATCAGCTCCTAGACGGAGAGGAATGCGATGACCCGATCGTCGCGTGGACGTGGACAGTCGCGGTCATCGCAGAGGCGTTCCACGTCTTACCCACGATCGTTGCGCGAGATCTCGAGACAGACCCCGATCAACTCTCAAAGGAGTGTCAACGCTTGCTCGCATACGCACAGGCGAAGCGAGCGTTCGACGCTGCTGATGATTCAAAGGACCTCGAGTACTGGAAGGGTTCGAAGTTGATGGACGCTGTTGAGATCAACACGTTCGCGCTACACAAAGAGCGCATAGCCAAGAGGAACACCTGATGTCTGGCAGCGCTATCACCGTAGCTGAGATCGAAGCTCTCTTGAAGTTGAAGGACGAGCTTACGCCCGCACTTCAGCACGCTGGCAAGAATGCAGGTGCCTTCCACGCAACGTGGACTGGCATGATGATGGGCTTCGGCGAGAGAGTCTTTGACAAGGTGTGGGAGGGCGTCAAAGAGACAGTGAAGTGGATCAGCGAGCTTGGCGTTGAAGGCGCGAAGATCATCGCT